GAGGTTATGGCTAAAAACTTACAAGAAGGAGACGTTTTGTTGGCTTCCTGACTATTTATTTTAGGAGGAAAACCAAAATGAGATACCAAAAAAACCATAACTTTTTCAAAAACAAAAATCCGCTCAATTCCTATTGGGCGGGCTTCATCGCGGCTGACGGGAATGTTTCTACTAGAGGCAACACCTTGACCATAGCATTATCCGCTAAAGACAAAGAGCACCTACATAGATTATCCAGTCTTTTGAGCGAGGACTATTCTTTGAGAGAAGAGAATAGGAGCCTGAACGATAAAATCTATAAGACATTTTCTTTCAGCCTATCAAGCAAACAGTGGAAGGATGATCTAAAGAGAAACTGGAATATCACACCAGCAAAATCTTTGACTCTAAAGTTCCCAGAGCTTGACAGTCTTGAGAATAAAAAGGCATTTATCTGTGGGTATATAGATGGAGATGGAAGCATTTGCGTTAGCAACAACAAACTCTCTCTACAGATTTTGGGGACTGAATCTTTTCTATCATCAATTCTAGAATTTCTTGTGAAAACAAGAGTTCTTGACGAGAATCTCATCGCCATTGCAGAACATAAAAGGATTTGCACACTGTCTTTTGGCTCATCAACAGCCATAAGCGTTCTAAGCTTCCTCTACAACGAAAGCTTGCCTCTTTTAGAAAGGAAATGGGACAAGTTCACAAAACACAAAGAGCAAAGGACCTACAGAACCTACAACAGATGGACCGAAGAGGATAACCAAATCTTAAGAGATAATCATGGAAAAATGTCTGTTCGTCAAATAGTGGAAAAGTTTTTCCCCAAAAGAACCTACACTAGCGTAGAGAAGAGGTGTGGCTACCTTGGTCTCAAAAAGCGCTACGAGCAAAAATGGACCGCTGAAGAAAAATCTTTGCTATTAGAAAAATTTAAAGAAGGCAAAAGGCAGTGTGATATTTGGAAACAACACTTTCCTGACCGAACTTACGGCTCTGTTAAGAGTGCGATTCAAAAACTTAAGAAAAAAACTTGACACGAATGTCTTTTCGTGTTACATTATTAATGTCACGGAGGACAAATGAACTTTACAATATCAAAAATAGAAAAACTAGAAAACATTGAATTGCCAATCAAGGTAATCGCTAATGGTAACAGCGAGGTTATCCGAGGGATAACCTTCAGAAATCGTAACGAAACATCCATGCCGGATGTGGATATCGACTTCTCTGACAACTCCATGATCAAAGACAAGATGGTTGAGGAATGGGGAGAGAACTCTGTTGCTTTCATTTCAAACTATAACACTCTTCAGTTGTCATCTTTGATCAAAGATGTCTCAAAGCGTGAGAAGATTGACTTCACCGAGGTCAACAAAGTGACAAAGGCTATGCTTGCTGAAGCAACGCCGCTTGCCAAGAAAAAGCATGGAATCAAGGCTGGTGTTTATACTCCGACCTTTGATGAAGTATGCGAGTTCTCCGAGACACTTCAAAAGTTTTTTGTTAAGTATCCTCATGTTCAAAAGCAAGTATTTGGCTTGATTGGGCAACCACGCTCAATCGGTCGCCACGCTGCTGGTGCTATCATCGGAGATTATCTTCCAAAGAAAATGCCATTGATTACATCAAAGGGAATCCGTCAGACACCATGGGCTGAAGGACAGAATGTTCGTCACCTTGAACCACTTGGCTTCATTAAGTTTGATATTCTTGGACTTGAAACCTTGAAGACCTTTGAGGACGCAATTGAGCGCATCTTGATCAATCAAGGCAACCGCAACCCTACCTTTGAAGATATCAAAGAGTGGTACAATAACAATCTTCATCCATCTGTATTGGACTTGAACGATCAAGAAGTATATGAGGGTGTGTTCCACAAGGGTCAATATGCAGGCATATTCCAATTTATGAACTCAGGTATGCAACGACTAGGTAAGAACGCGAAAGTGTCTTCTATTGAGGAAATTGCGACTGTGAGCGCTATCTTCAGACCTGGTCCACTGTCAGCTGGTGTTGACAAGATGTATGTAAAGGCGAAAGAAGGTGATGAGACTCCAGATTACGATCATCCATTGATTGAGCAGGTTCTCGGTAAGACTTTCGGACTTATTGTGTTCCAAGAAGACATCATGAACTTGGTTAATGTTCTCGGAGACAACATCACAATGACCGATGCAAATGTATTGCGTAAGTTGTTGACAAAGAAAGGTTTGTCCGAGACAAAAATGAGAAAAAAGAAAGACCTTTACAATCGCTTCATCAAAGGTTGCGAGAAGAAAGGAATGTCTTTCACTCAGGCAAAGGTCTTGTGGGAAAAAATGGAATACTTTTCTGGGTATGGTTTCTCAAAGAACCACGCCATTCCTTACAGTATCATTTCTTATCAGTGTGCTTGGTTGCAAACTTACTATCAGGACGAGTGGATCTCTTCGTTCCTCGACCATGAACCTGACTCTCGCAAAGAAGCTGCAATTAACATTGCTCGCTCTTTCGGATACAAAGTGAAAGGGCTAGACATCAATACATCAGGTATTCGTTGGGAAGTTGTTGATGATAAGCTTGTCTCTCCTTTGACAACGATCAAGGGACTTGGCGAAGCAGCCATTCAAGAAATAATCTTAAAGCGCCCATTTTCGTCTCCTGAGGACCTTTTATTTGATAAAGGTGTCAAAGCCCGTAAAGTAAATAAAAAGTCCTTAGACTGCCTCTGTCGGGCTGGAGCGATGGAATCCTTGATGGACGACAGGTTCTTCGGAGACAAGCACTTTTGGTCTGCTGTTGTCGTTGACAAGCCAAAGAATAAAAAGAAACTCAAGGAGAACATTCAGAAGTATAAGGACGAAGGCTCTTTCACAAAGGCGGAGATGATTCAAAACCTTGCAACTTTAACAGGTATCTATCCTATCAACATGGTCGTACCTGTTAAGGCCTACAGATTCTTTGAACAACAAGGCATCCCGCCAATCTCAGAGTATGATTTTGACATCTCTCAATCGTGGCTTGTGCCAACTGAGGTGACTACGAAAAAGACTAAGACTGGAAAACACTATTACATGGTTAAGGCTATTGACTCTAATATGAAAGAGACAAGAATTAATTGTTGGGGTGTTGACCCGAAGAAAGACTTCTTGTATACCAATCGTCTGTATGTCCTACAAAACCCTTCCTATTCAGAATCATGGGGCTTCTCTACAAGAGCGGGCCTATCAAGAAACTGGAAGCTATTGGGGTGAACATGCCTAAATTTATTACTTTTAGGTTACTATGGCGCCTTGATCACCCATCTCCAACTTACTTAGATGTTTTCACAACCGATCTTGAAGATTTTATGTACGAATATGAGTTTCAAATTGACATGTTCACATTCGCACCTCTTCATTTGTTTAGGCAATGGATATGGGATGAACTGTGCCGAGAGCCAGTGAAAATTGAAATAGTTGAAATAAAGTTTTAAAAAATACTTGACAAACATGTCCAAGCATGTTATAATATAATATATTCACAACAACGGAGGAACTATGAGTGGATTTGAATTTGTATCTGGCTTTAATGCCACAACATCAATGGATGAAATTGCCATTGTGGAAAAGGCAGATGATGCCAAGACAACTGAGGAGCACATGTCTGATTACATTCAGTCAATGCGAGCCCTTGAAGAAGAGATGGAGCCTTACAAAGAGCAAAAGCGAGAACTGAAAGCGAACTATGTTGAGAATGGTTGGCTTACAAAATCAGAGATCTCGCTTGCTGTAAAGGCCTATCGCTTAGCTAAAGATGACACCGACATGTCAGCATTGATTGACATGGTGGAGGCTCTCAAAGACAAAGGAGTTGGTCAATGATAGGAAACCAATTGCTGGAAGCGGCCCTGTTACATTTCAGGGCCATGAAAGCCAAAGCCGAAGCAAACTTAGAAGTTTACCTCAACAAGCCATCTGGCATCGGGGAACATCCCGATGTCGTTGGAGAGGTTATCCAATTAACAAAAACGATCACAGAAGCCGAAGAGGCAATAAAATTTTTGGAGCAAAAATTATGAGATTAGTAGAAATTCATCAGGCGTACGAGCCAAGCAGTGTTTTTATAAATCCACAATCCGTCTCTTGGATTGGAGACAACGGTGTAAATATCGTAATTAAAATGGCTTGTGGTAAAGCCATTACAACTAAATTTACCACATCACAACATGCGATAGATTATCTGTTGCGCGCAGAATCAGTTTCATTGACACAAGGAGCTTAAAATGGAAACAATCGGAAAAGAAACACAAGAACAAGGACTTTTGAATCAAGGAGACCTTGCACTGGCAGCCTACTCTCTGGCTCAATTGCACAACGCTTATTTGGACAGCCTTGAGCGTGGAGATTATGAAGGCGAAATGACTAAAGAGCAGATGGAAGCATCTATTCGCTCAATTCATATGGCACATACAAAGTTTGATGCCATCATCCGTTCAATGCAAAAGGACGGAGAAACTCAACAATCTGAAACCACAGAGGACTAAGCAATGAAAGCAGAACTTCAAGAAAAATTATATCAGAAATATCCAGAAATATTTCAACAGAAAGATTTAGACATGACTCTAACAGCAATGTGCTGGGGAATCTCTTGTGGAGATGGCTGGTACAATATTCTTGATGTTCTGTGCGGGGAACTCCAAGAGCTGGTCAACAATCCGAAGAGGGATCTAGAGTTGTATGAAAAACTATTAGAGGAAGCTAAGTTCAAGAATGACGAAGAAGGCGAGATCGTGTGGACAGAGAAAGTTGCAAACGCAAAAGAAAAAATAATACCACAAATCCAAGCCGTACAAGTCAAAGAGAAATATGGAACCCTAAGGTTTTACACAGATACATACAACTCAGAGATTTCGGCGTTGATTAGCTTTGCTGAGTCAATGTCTGCTATAACTTGTGAGCAGTGCGGAGCACCTGGCTCTCAAACTGGCGGAGGTTGGATTCAAACAAAATGTGATAAATGTTAGGAGAACAAATGAAAGTAAACATAAAAAAGCTACATGAGGATGCTATAATCCCTAAGTATGCAAAGAAAGGTGACGCTGGTCTAGACTTAACAGCAGTTGAGGTTGTGGCAGCAGGTCACACAATTACATACAAGACTGGTCTGGCTGTGGAGATACCTCCATGGCACGTTGGCCTATTGTTCCCGCGATCATCAGTATACAAGACCGGTCAAACTTTGACGAATTGTGTCGGAGTAATTGATAGCGGTTATCGTGGAGAGATCATGATGAAGTACACTCTTTCTCCTTATCAGAGAGAATATGAGGTTGGAGATCGTGTGGGGCAACTAATTATAATGCCTTATCCGAGAATTGACTTCGAAGAAGTGGAAGAACTAACCCTGACCGATAGAGGCGAGGGTGGATATGGATCAACAGGGAGATAACATGCCATTAAAAAAAGATGGAGACTCAAAACGAGTTCATTTCTATGCTGACAAGGACGCACACATTCGCTTTAGAACTTCTCTTGAAAAGCATAACATGACAATGTCAGAGTTCCTTCGGGCATGTTGCGACGCTGTTTCTGAAGATGACAGTCTGATGCTGGCTTTTCTCGATGAATACAAAGATAAAAGCAAAAAGCATTCAAAAAACAAAAACAAAATTCTTAAAAAAGACTTGAAAAAAAGTGAGAACCTATTGGCTGATCTGGGCATTGATGAGGATGACATTGAAGGATTATTTGACTTCATTGCCGAACAACACCCAGAAATCTAATTGTGCTTTGACTTTTCTTTTCAAAGAACCTATTTAGGGATACCAAATCTAGATTTATTAAGGAGATTAAAGCTATGGCTAAAAAACTTTTAAAGGAGTCAACAATCCGTCGTTTCCAAAAATTGGCGAAGGTTGCTCCGATTAACGAAATGTATTCTCAAGGTGAAGAGTACTTGAACGAAGAAGACGATGACATGGACATGGGCGGTGATGACATGGACATGGGTGATGCTGACATGGGCGATGCTGACATGGACATGGGTGGCGAAGAAGGCACTTTGGAGCTTGACGAAGAAGAAGCTAAAGCAATCATCGCTCTTGCAGACAAGTTGGAAGCTCAATTGGGCGAAGATGACATGGACATGGATGACGAAGCACCAGAGGGTGACGAAGCACCAGAAGGAGATGAAGACGAAGAAGACATGACAGCTGATCAAGTCATGGAAGCTCTCCGTGGAATCTCATATGTTCCTTCTCAAGGCGAAGTTGTCAACGAAGTTGCAAAACGTGTTGCTCGTCGTCTTAAGCAAGCAAAATTGCACGAAGCAAAATTGAATCGTGCTCTTGGAAAAAGACGATAAAAATACTTGACAACCATTAGGTTTCATGTTATAATTAAAGAGAGGCTTAGTCCTCTCTTTTTTGTTTGGAGGCGAAATGTTAAACATAATTCTTTCATTTTTGATTGGATGCACATTCACTTATCTTGTGACAGTGATCTCATCAGCACTCAAATCTTCAACAGTTATAGAAGACGCAATGCTGACCTATGCCATCTTAATGATGAGCGCATATGAGGTTAGCTTAAAACAACTTGAGACTGTTATAGTGGCAGGTAAAGTGCCATATAAGAAGGCAGAGATGCTAAGAAGAGTAAACAAGCAAGAGTTTGAAAAATTTGCTGATAAGAAAATAAAGGAAGCAATTAAGTCAATCCCGCCGTCCCACACAAATATTATTAGGTACTCAAACTTCAAAGAAATGGAGAAGTACATTGAAAAACAATATAGGAGCGTTTATGCGAAATCTAACTAAAAAAGGAAAAAAGAGCAAAAAGAAGGTTGAAGAAGTTGAAGAGATCTCGGAAGAAGAATCAACTACGACTGAGGAAGCAGCCGAAGAGACTCCCGAAGAACAGCCACAAATGTCCTTGATGGACCTTTTAGGTGGCGGACAAGGAGCAGACAGTCCCGAAGCACGCTCTATCATGTTTGTCGGAGAAGTCACAGAAGAAAGAGCGGCAGATCTGATCTCAGCCCTCTTGGTACTCTCACAGACCAAAGACAAAGATGCAGAAAGAGCAGAGCCAATCAAACTGTATGTTTCAACTTATGGTGGCTCGGCAGATGAGATGTTCGGTATCTATGATGTTGTCAACTACTGCAAAAAATTCTGTGACATTGAGACTATTGGTCTTGGAAAAGTTATGTCCGCTGGAACTTTGATGCTCGCATCAGGAACAAAAGGCAAGCGAAAGATCGGCAAGCACTGTCGCGTAATGATCCATGCTGTTAATGGCGGTCAAGTTGGAGACATTCACAACCTTCAGAATGAATTGGAGCAGACGGTCAGCCTGCAAGATTCTTACATTCAAGCAATGTCAAGTGAAACAAATATGACCAAAAGACAGATCCAAACACTAATTAATCGTAAAGTAAACGTTTATTTGACAGCCGAAGAGGCTATCGAGAAAGGTCTTGCTGACGAGATTTTGGAGTAGTGAATGGATAAGTATTTCTATAATGAAGCCTCAGCCCATAAATTGGGCTGGGAGCCTTCTTGGTTCGGTTGTGATAAGTTTAATGATGACCTCATAGAAGCCATTGAGAAATACCAGAAGAAAAAGGGTCTCACTGCCGATGGCATGTGCGGCCCTGGTACTTATAGAAGAATTTATACTGACAGGCAGGAAGAAATTGAAACTTTCAAACCTAACACAAAAAACAACAAAGATTCTTTTATCGTGTACAATTCTGAGTATTTCAACATTGAGTGGCCAAAGGTTAAACTGTGGTTTGAAGGCGATGGCTTTAAAATGAGAAAAGGCTTTAAGAGACTCTCATATAAGCGAGACCCTTCTTTTTTTGTTTGTCACTGGGACGTATGTTTGTCATCGGAATCATGTTATAAGGTTCTTCAGAACCGTGGACTAAGTGTTCACTTTCTAATTGACAACGATGGAACCATTTATCAGACAATGGATATAAATGATGTTGCATACCATGCAGGATCAAGGAAATGGAATGATAAATCAATTGGCGTTGAGATTTCCAATGCTTACTACCCAAAGCATCAAGGGTGGTATAAAAAGAATGTTGGAAAAGAACGCCCTCTGATTACTGATGCCGTGGTACACGGAGAAAAATTAGATCCATTCACGGGATTTTACCCACAGCAGATTGAGGCACTCAAAGCCTTGGCGAAAGCCATAAATAAAGCCACAGGAATACCTCTTAAAACGCCTTTGGATAGGTCAAAGGCTACAAACACTACCGTTAGTAAAAAAGCTGCTGACGGGCGATTTGAGGGCTTTGTGAGTCATTATCATTTGACCAAGCGGAAGATTGACTGCGCGGGTCTTGATTTGAAAAAAATTCTAAAGGAGATTTAAAATGAGCAAGAAGATAACCGGAAATGATTTAAAAAGAATGATCAAGGAAGCATTTTCAACAACAGGAAATCCAGCAGATCAATTAGGTCCAGTAGGCTCTGACCAGACCGACACCGTAGATCAATACAGGTCCAAGGAGAGAGAAAGAGAGACAAAGCCTCGCGTACCTGCTGATAGCTACACCGATGAGATTCCGCAATCCAGAGGTGCTCTTGGGGATATACAAATACAAGACTACGGGAAAGAAGGGCGAAAAATCCCATCCTTCTACAGAGACGTCTTTGAAAACTCTGGAATATTGTCAAAACCCTCTTTAGAAGAAAGAGTAGGGGCCTTAGAGACTTACACTAATTTCTTAGTCAAACAAAAAGAACAGGAGGGTGATTTAATTCCTGATTCCGATACATCTGGTTTCTCCGTTGAGCAAGAAGTCGGAAATGTTTTTGTGTTAGATGCGCTCGGAGACATACTATCTCAGTCAACGGGGCGAGATGCCTCAGGATTACAAGATTTGGGATTTTTAACTGAGGGCTTCATAGCACTATTATTTTCAGGCGCCAAAATTGGAAGCGATTCTGGTTGGACTGATGTAATAACAGATACTGAAACAGAAGGGAATTTTTCTATTAAATTTATGGCAAAAAAGAGTACCAACTATCAAGCTCTTTCAACTGTATATAATCACTTTCAAAAGACAAACGAGTCAATGAGATTTTTAAATATTGTTAAATCTGCAATAACAAAAGACTATAATGAAATTAAGTTTTTTATGACTCGTTTCTCCAAGGAAGATTATGAAGAAGCGACAAAAGGAATGCAGCTATTGACATATAAAGATAAAAATGGGAGAATTAAAATAAAAGGAGCTGAAGATTTAAAATCTAGCAAAGCATTGGTGACTACAGATAAAGTTAAGTACTACTTTGAAAATCCTATTGCTTTTGCGCCAACAAGAGATATAGAGAAAACCGACCTTGAATATGACACAACAGCCCTATCAGCAATAGCTAAAATTGGACAAACGCTTGACAAAATTATAGATACTACCCCAGAAATTCCTGAGCCAGAGATAAGTACAAAAAGTAGAAAAGGCAAACCTTACAAATATTCGCAATTAAAAAAATCCATCCAAACAACGAAGGAATCAATCACCAAATACCTATCAGGAATCGAAGATTTTAATGATTTGAATAAAAAAACAGACAAAACTGACGAAGATAAGGAGAAACTGAAATCCCTTGAAAAAAAATATGGATCTGAAAGAAAAGCTTTATCACAAAAAACAAAGTATCAAAATAATCTAAAAAAACTAAAGGTGCTTGAAGCAGACTTGGAAGCTTGGGAAGAATATAGATCAGAAATAGCCAAGGCTAAACAATCTGGCAAATCTACTGAACTGCGAAAAAGTCTTAGAGGAGATTATGAAGTTGAGGAAGGAAAAGAGCCTAGGATTACCTTTACTGAATTTGGCGACCTAGTTGCAACAATGACGATGCCATCCTTAAGTGAGTTTAATGAAATGAAAACAACAAGGCTTAAATCTTTGGAGACAAAAATCGTAGAAATAACTCGCTCTCTTAAAGAACTTCAAGCTGCCGCTGTCTTATTTAGCAGCACGTCTAAGGATAGCGACAAAAAGCAAGAAGCAGCATCAAAAGTTAATGAAAAATTTACCGATTCAAAAAATCTTCTTGCTGGGGAGCTAGGGGAGATGTCCAAAATTCAGGAATCCAAAGACGGACAAATCACTGCAAACTTCCTCAAGAAATTAATTCAAGAAACTTTGAAAAAATAACTTGACAAACCCTCCAGAAGAGGTTATAATATAATATAATAATAACCACATGGAGGCTTCATGCAAAAACATTATAAACAAGGCTCCCCTCTCAATCAAGAGATTGTTGAGGGGGTCAACATATTAGCGGACAATGTCGCGGCAACACTCGGACCCCGAGGAAGAACCGTTGCGTTGTTCCACAAAGAAACTTTTTGTTAACTTTCTGGACTTACCATTGCTGAAAACAATAATGGCATTCTATTTATTGTATTAGCGGAGGTAATAAAATGAATTCTGGAATTTATAAAATAACAAATTTGGTAACAAAAAAAATCTACATAGGGAGTAGTAAAAACCTTAAGCATCGTTTCTATATTCACAAATATAGATTGAGAAAAGGAAACCACTCAAATCCACACTTGCAGTCCGCATGGAACCTGTATGGAGAGGATAGTTTTTTGTTTGAAGTCTTAGAGAGTTTGGATGAGGGTTTAAGAGAAAGAGAACAAGCCATAATAGAGCAAACAAAATGTTTGGATAGAACAATCGGTTACAACATTGCTCTTACAACTGACTGTCCTATGGATGGAAGGAAGCACTCGGAGGAATCAATAGAGAAAATGAGAAAAGCAAAAACAGGTGAAAATAATAATTTTTACGGTAAAAACCACACAGAAGAGACAAAGAGAAAGTTGAGAGAGCACAAGATAGGAATCCCGCTTGATCCAGAACACAGAGAAAAGGTTTTGAAAACAGCATGGAAGAAAGGCGAAGACCATATTAATGCTAAATTAAACGATGAAATTGTCTACGAAATAAAAAAAGAATACAAAGCCCTTGACAACAAGCAAAAAAGAGGTTATACTAATAGGAAGGCCAAAGAACTCAATGTTAATTGGTCCACTATCTCTGCAATATTAAAAAATAAAACATGGACTCACATAACTTTGGAGGAAAAGTGAAAAAACATTTTAAAAACAATATGGACTTGATGTCCGAAATAATTGAAGGAGCTAATATTTTAGCTGATAACGTAGCTACAACGCTTGGCCCAAGAGGGCGGACTGTTGCATTATATCATAAAGAACAAGGAGTTCCCGTAATCACCAAAGATGGCGCAACAGTCAGTGACTTTATCGAACTTGATGGACCGTTCCAAAACCTTGGAGCGCAAGTCATCAAACAAGCGGCAAAGCAAACGGTTGAAAATGCTGGCGACGGCACAACCACATCAACGGTCCTAGCAAGAGCGATCTTGTCAGAAGGACAGAGATACTTGACTTCAGGCATCTCTCCTGTTGAACTTAAACGAGGAATTGACTCGGCAGTTCAAGTCATCGTAGAAGAACTTGATGAAATGGCGAGACCAATTGAAACAGCAGAGGACATCAAGCACATTGCAATGATCTCAGCAAACAATGATTTGGCAATCGGAACTCTCATTGCAACAGCAGTTGACAAAGCGGGCAAGGATGGCTCTGTAATCGTTGAAGAGGCTCGTAGCATGGAAACCACTCTGGACCTAATTGAAGGCTTTAGAATGGATACTGGCTACCTTTCTAGTCAATTTATCAACAATGAGCGCAATGGAACAGTTGACTATGACAATCCCTTGATTCTCGTCACAGATGAAAAACTTGAAGTCGTAGATCAGATCATGCCTGCTTTACAAGTTGCAGCAAGAGACAGTAGACCTCTCTTGATTGTTGCACCAGATGTTGAGGGGCAAGCACTTGCTGCCTTGATTGCCAACGCAGTAAGGGGTACAATGAAAGTTGCTGCCGTTCGCGCTCCGAGATATGGCGAAGAGAGACGCAACATCTTGAAAGACCTGTGTGCTTCCGTTGGAGCAACATTTATTTCTAGAGAACAAGGAACATCGTTGAAAGAAGTAAAGCTAAATGACTTCGGTCAAGCAAAGTCCGTCAATGCAACAAAAGGATGGACAACAATCGTTGGAGGTAAAGGTGATTGGGAAGAGATTGATACGCGAATTGCTGCTGTCAAAAATGAGATCCAGCAAACAGAAAATCTCCAAGAGTGTGAAAGGCTACAAGAGAGAATTACTCGTCTTGCGTCTGGAGTCGCTGTCATTAGAGTTGGTGCTGCAACTGAAGTTGAGATGATTG